TGCATTCAGGTCAATTTTACAAGCTGCCACAAACGAGCGTGTGATAAGTCCTTGGAAGTACTTGGAAATTGATGATCCAATAACCTTGAAGTTCGTATTAGCTACGGCTTCGTTGAATGCTTTGGCGAGACCGTCACCAAATGTAGCGTTTACATGAATCCACTTGCCCCAATCGACACTACCAAAAAAGGTTGTGAGTCCAATACCTAATGACTTGCCAAAGTTTTTCCAGTTAAACGTGGTCCCAAATCCATCCAGGAAGTGGAGAGCCGTATTGATTGAGTTTGCAACGGTCCTTCCAAGATTGGAAAATAGCCGGGGACTGATTAAACCATTAAGGAACTCAGCCAGGCCAGAACCAAATCTTTCTGCCTTTTTGTAGATACTGTTCCACGGTATCCGCTCCATAGCTTTACTGAGTGATTCTCCAATAAAACTGCCCAGCTTATAGAGAGTATCAAGTTTGGACTTGATAAGACTTTCTGTTGGAATGAGTTTAGCAACTACATTTCCGGCATCACCACCAGCACCAGCTCCGGCATCAGCACCACTTCCGTCTTTGCCAGATCCAGAACCACTGGAACTGCTTGGATTCTTGGTAGTTGTGGTAAGGTTATTTAATTTATCAAATCCCTGTAACTGCTTATTAAGTTCCTTGGCAGCCTTCCCGGCATCCTTAAGGTTTTTCCCAGTACCGTCCGAAGCATCTTCCGCATCCTCTGTTGAGTCTGCCATTTCATCAAGGTCTGTGGCAACTCCACCAGTGCTTATCTTTACCTTCCAGCCAAATATCTGGCCTAAAGAGTTAAACACTTTCTCAGAAAACGCAATGACCTGTTCAAGGATCGCATTAAGTCCTTTTAAAAACGGTTTAAAGGAATTTATCAGACCTTTACCAATAACAATTCCTAACTGTTCGAACTGTTGCCGTAGGATTCTAACCTGGTTCGCCCAAGTATCCGAAGTTCTGGCAAAGTCTCCCTGGGTATTTGCTGCGTTTGCCATGACATACTGATATCTCAGCATGGTCTTTTCAGCCTGAGTCATGGACTTGACTTTTGCATCAATACCCTGTTTGTGTGCCCACTCTTCCAAAGTAGCGACCGTGAGGTCCAAGCCGTACTGTCTCAGGGGCCTGGTGTTGCCAGCCATGATACCACTTTGCAGTGCAGTAGCAACTTTTTGCTGGTCAACATTATAAAAACTTGCCATATCAGCCGTCAACTTCGTGAGGTTGATACTCATGTCTGCCATCGATTTCGATGTCTTATCATATCCGGCAGCCACACCTGTTGGAGTCTTGAATTTTTGTAGGAATTTGGTAGCACCCTCTACCTGCTTCCCAGTAATTCCCATTGCATTACCCATTGCCTGGAACTGAGAAGCATATTTCTTAGCAGACAACTCGGAAAGACCAAACTGTCTGATAGAGGTCTTTGTAAAGTCCTCGATTTTGTTCCTCATCTGCCCAAAAGATACATCTACTACGTTCTGTACCTCAACTACCTGGGCAGCAAGGTTGGTAAGTTTTTTAAACCCACCAAATAAACGTATCAACGGGAACAAGGAAGCATATATAAGTCCAATTCTGGAAGCTAGCGTAGCAAACTTGGTGATCACTGACCCGGAAGACTTGTTTGTAAGGCCAATTGCATTGTTAAGGCCAAGCATTCCCTTTGATACGGAAGCAATCTTGGGGGCAAGTTTTACAATCTCACCAGCGAGTGCCTTAAGTCCGGTCACCATTAGCTTCAGTTCGTTTTTGATTGCTTTAATAGCTGCCTTGAAGACTTGGACCTTGAAGTTGCCAAATGAAAACTGCAAGCCTTTTACGGCTTTTGATGCCTTATTCATTTCGGTAACAACGTTCTTCACTGATGCCGTGACTTCAATTTTTAATCTATCGACAACCCCGGTTGCCATCTACTCACCACCCACCTTTATCCTCGACTCTACAGAAGTAAGTTGTGAAAAGATTTCCTTTACGGCTGCTATCCGCTCTTCCTCGGTCATATTAGCGTAACGGTCCTCGTTTTCCTTTGCCGTATCTACGCTATATGGAGATTCCGGATATTTTGCATCCTTCTTCTTTCCAAACGAATTAGCAATCGTGACAGAGAATGCTTCATGGTTGTATCTTCCGGCTAACCAACAGAAGAAATCCATGTCTTGCACACGTTTCTTTTCCTTCTTCTCACTTGCCAAAACGTAGGGCCTTAATCTATTGGGATTTAATGTCCAAAACAATTCCTCAGATACTCCAATGAGTAAAGCATCCGGCAACCACTCATTACGGTAATACTCACGGTATGACCTGTAGTCGCTTCTTGTTTTTCTTTCTTTTTGCCCTTGCGACCCCTCTTCTACGCTCCCTGGCTGAGAGTGCGAAAAAAATCAGATTCGTCAATCTCCGCAGACATTGCATCAGACAGTGTGTCCATGTCTCCACCGCCCTGAATGTGTTTGGAAATCTCTGCTCCAGCTTCTTCAACGGACATCTTTCCGCAGATAGCAAAGTAAGCACGGAGCATACTGATTGGCTTGTCTCCAGCCTTCTCAATCGGAACACCTAAGTCTTCCAGGTCGCAAATTACATTGAAATCAAAAGGAACTGTTTTATATTCTTTTCCATTAATCGTAAAACTGTGCATATATTCTCCTTCCCTTAAAACCCTTAAATACAAGGGAAGGGGTGGTCCGGAGACCACCCCTTATAAGTTAAATAATTATTCTGTCGGAGCAACCTTTGTAGCTAAACCATGATAATAGTTAAGAACCAGGTTAATCTCCATCGTCATTAACTCGTTCTGTCCAATCTCAGACAGAGGAAGTTTAGCCGGAACAGAAGCTACTACAAACCATCCTTCTGTAATGCTCGGATGGATAACCTCAAACCATTTAGTAGTACCCTGAAGGGTCTTCCAAGCACTGATGGTCTCACTTGTCACATTAACCGTAACAGACCAGGTTCCACCCGTATCGGATCTACCCGGCACATACTGTGTAACCGTGTCAGTTAATGCGGAAGAGTCAATGGACTCCTGGTCGAGGTTGATCTCGCCAATCGCATTAATTCTGCCAAGTTCGGTAACGGAACTCGGAAGGGTGTCATTATCCGTATAAGCACCATATGCAAGAATAACACCCAGTGTTGATAATCCGCTGATTGCCATATCTGTTCATTCCTTTCTGTTATTGTGGAACTATCTCGGAATCACTCGCTCCAATCATTCTCTGGAACCGACACACACCTGTGTATACATTGTTCTCAGCCGTATAGATTGGGAATCCCTCGATATAAAATCTTTTTGCTTTCATGAGAGATATAACCTCTCTCATAACTTTCTTTGAATCTGCCAGTGAAGAGTTACTTAAAACATCTACCTGTATCGACTTCAGGATTGCGTGGATCTCTGTGTTTTTCAGGTCCTCGCCCTGTTCTAAGGATTCCAGTGAGTGGATATACACCGTTGGAAACCTTGCAACTGCATCTGTCATTGGCGAAACGGTAACGTAGAGTTTTGGGAAGTCCGTCAGCAAGGCAGACCGTAATTTTGCATTTAAATATGTGTATAGATAAGAATCAATCTCATCCCACCAAAATTCACTTGCCATTAGAAATGTCTCCTCACTAATCTTTGGGCATTCGCTCTCATTTCCAGGGCAGCCTTATGCATTGGTCTCTGTGGAACAAAACCACTCGACTCATGCTCTTTCCCATTCATATCAAGCCATGTCCAGGAAGCCTGGTTTCCATGACCATAATTAGAGAACGTACCCTGATGTCCTTCCACTGCAAAGTTACCGGAACCGTACTCGGTCATCATCAGCGGAGAGATCCTAACCCTTCTTATGAGTTTTGGATTCGTTTTACTGATTCTCCATGTAACCGGGATGGTCCCTTTCTCACTCAAGACTATGGTCCCTCTCATTCTGACTCCGCTCTTAAAAATCGTTACCCACGACTTGATGCGTAAATGAGAACCGAATACTCCACGGTTCCTGTCAATTGTTTTTTCTCCAATATCCAATAATTCATGCATGAATCCATTCATCTTCACCTGAAGTTCATCCTG